GGTGTTGCTTCATCATATCCAGAACCTAAATAAAAACCATTGAAAGTATTTTCAGGAAATACACAAATTCCGACTTCACCAATCTTAGGAAATGAATAATGTTTTATTCCTTCTGTTCTTCCTTGTAAAACTGGAATTTCTACAGAAGGAATATCAATATCTTCAAACGTTACTTTTATAGTTCCTTTTTCAGGAAAGATGCTTGATACAGTTCCATACCTAATCATTTTCCACCTCAAACTCTATTATTTTATGAATTTCAGCATTTATTTTATAAGATAAAAAATCAATTTTTAAATCATCTATCATATATTTCCCAGAGAAATTTCCAAAATCATTTAAAATAATTGTGTCTCCAACTGATATTAATTCACTTGTTCCCATAAAAGATATATTTCCTTTTATTTCTCTTTTATTTTTATCTCTTAAAGCTTTTTTAGCTATTTCTAGTAGTTGCTTTTCAACTTCTTGAGCATTCTTACCAGTTACTTGTTTATCCTCATTTATAAATAAGTTTCTTTTAGTTTGCTTTTTATATGAGTTCCTATTTTTTATTTTAAAAGTTTTTTCTATTTTCTTTTTTTTCTTGTAGTTATAATAACTTATGGTACAGCTCGAATAGCTATCAGTGTCTTCTGTTGAAAAACTATAACTCTCTAATTGATTTTTAAAAAATATTTTCTTAGCTTCTTTTTTTTCATATTCTTCTTCTTCAAAAGCTATAATTTTGTTATCAAATAATTTAAGATTTATTCCAGCTTCTTCAGATAATTTTTTTAGAAAATCAAAGTCAGATTGTAACTTTTGTTCTATTCTTTGATATTTTCTATTAAAAGAAATTTCACAAATAGCTTTTATATTTCTTTTCTTTGCAATTTCATTAAAAATTGTTTTATATGTTACATTTTCCCAAACTTTATTTTCTTTTTTATCAACAATATCTGAAGCTATATCAAATGAAATAGCTTTTATATTAACTACATCAGGAGGACCACTAAAATCTACAGTATCTATATAAAACAATCCCATATCATGTGTGATTATTTCCAAATCCTTTTCCCAATGTTTTAATGTTAAGGTTGCTTTGAGTGTTTCTCCTTTTTGTGGCATCCACGATGATATCCATAACATATCCCTATTCTCTAAAGTGAGCTCTAGTGTATCTAGTTGATTTATAGAGTCACTTTGAGAACATGAAGTAAGTTGACTATGAATTTCTTTTGTTATATTTTTACCTTCATAAATTATTGTTATTTCTGTTCTTCTTGCATTTTCAATTTTTTTTGTAAAATCAAAAATATCTACATTTTTAAAATCAATTCCCATACTATCTTCTCCAAGGAGGTAAATTAGAGTCTTTCATATCAATTTTTTTGTATTTTATAACTACTCCTGCTGGAAAAATAAAATACTCTGAATATTCTTCGTTCCATAAATTCAGGTAATGAATAAATTTTGAATTTTTATATAACAGATATGAAATTTTATCCCATGTATCTCCATCTTTCGTTGTATAAGAAGCCCATTTATCTTCCATTTCCTCTCCTCATATTTTCTCTTTCATATTTTTTCATCATATTTTTAAATTCATTAAAAGCTTCATCTCTATTTTTTCTTAATGTACTATCTAGATCTTTGCTATCGTTTGCATAAATCACTGGTGAATATGTTAAGTTAAAGGAACTAGAGTTATTTCCATTTTCATATGCTCCTATTAATCTTCCAGTCTTTTCCCATAAATTTAAACTTCTTTGACTGTTATCATGTGGAATAATTGACTCAGAACTTCCACCTTCTCCAACCCAAGCGAGAGTAGGTGAATTTACAATTCCTCCTAATGCAAATTGCGGAATGTCTCCTCTTCCACCATATGAATATGCTTTCCCATTGTTTTGTGGAATATCTCCTCTTCTTCCTGGAGGTGCTTTCTTTTCATCAATAAACAATAGTTTTTTACCCCAACTGATTGCCTTATCTATTCCATCACTTATTTTTTTAAATATTCCTGCAAAAAAATCGGCTATTGCCATTCCAGTCTCTTTAAGGCTAGTCCATTTCTCATCTATCCACTTAAAAACACTTCCTAAAATTTCCATTGATGAAGCTTTAAAGTTTTCCCACTTTAAAACAATATTGGTTACCATGTTAGCTATCTTTTCTTTTAGCTCTCCAGCTTTTTCTTTTATAGTATCCCAGTTACGATATACAGTTATTCCAGCTTTTGCTATCCACCCTAAAGGTCCCATAAGAAACCAAAACTTATCAATAAGTCCAACTACTTTATCTTTTAATTCTATTGCTTTGGCTTTTACAGTATCCCAGTTTTTATATAGTAAATAACCTGCAGCTATTAGTGCTATAATACCTGCTATTATCCATGTAATAGGACTAGCTAGTACTGTCATACTTAAAGCTTTGAAACCTTTTGCAACTTTTCCAACTCCACCTATTAATTTTTTTCCAACAGATAATATTTTTGTTCCAAATGCGTGTTCTGTCATAAATCCTGCTATTTTCATGTAATTAGAATATAAACTTATTCCACCTGAGATAAGTTTTAAAGCAGAACCAAAACCTAATAACGCAATAGAACCATAACCAAAAATTTTCATGAATGTCTTGAAACCTTCTGGGTGTAGTTGTTGAAATTCTGTTATTTTTGTTAATAAATTTGAGAAACTAGTTATTATCTTATTTATTTCTGGAAGTAATAGTGCTCCTAACTGACTTCCTGCTATGCTTAATTTACCCATTGTTATTGCAAGTTGGTTTTCAGTAGTTCCTCTTTTTATATCAGCTTCCTTATCAACACTTCCTTTAGCTTCATCTCCATTTACTTTGTCTAAATTTTCTTTTAATCTATCTGTATTATTTAAAAATTTAGATGCTGCATCTAAACCTTCTTGACCAAACAGTTGAGTTAAAATAGCTACTTGTTTATCTTCTTTTTGTTCTTTTATCTTATTTAAAACTAAAAATAGAGCTTTTTCACTGTCTTCTTGTGATAATTTAGCTAATTTTTCAGGGTCTATTCCTAAATATGCAAACATTTCTAACTGATTTTTTGTTGCAGATTTACCTTTATTTAAAGCTACAAGTATTTTTCTTGCTCCAGTTGCTGCAACTTCTGCTTCCATTCCTTGTTCAATCAATGAAGCTCCAAGAGCTGTAACTTGTTTTTCTGAAAATCCTGCTACTTTCCCAATACTTCCTATTCTATTTACAAAATCTGTTATAGCTGGAGCACTTGCTCCTGTTTTATCTCCTAAATAATTTATTCTATCTGTCAGTTCAACTAGTTCATCATAAGTTAAACTTAAAGAATTTTTCATATTAAATAAAGCACTTGCTGCTTCTTCTCTATTCATATCAAAAGCCATTCCAGTTTTTGAAGCAAGTTCTATATATTTAATAGCTTCGTCTTGTTTTAATCCTGTTTGACCTGCATTAGCTGCAGCTGCATATAATTCATCAAGTCCTATTGCTATTTTCTTTTCAGTAATAATTTTATGTAACTCTTTTTTAAAATTTTCCTCTTCTTCCTTGTTTTCAAAATTAAATTGTTTTTTTACTGCTGCAAAATTACTCTCAGCACTTATTGCTTGTTGTACAGGCTTATATAATAATCCAACTCCAGTTGCTCCAGCTTTAATAGATGTCCCACCTATTTTTGAAATCTTATCCCCTATTTGTTTAGAAGATTCAGCTTTTGCAAACTTTTTACTTGCTTCAGCTGCTCTATCTATTTCTTTCTGAAGTTCTTTGTATGTTTTTGCAGTATTACTTATATCTACTTTTTTGTCTCTTAATACTTTAGCTGTTTTTCTTACATGCTTTAATTCAGCTGAATAAGATTTATTTAAAGAATTTAGTTTTTTTTCTAAATTCTGTAATGCTTTTGCATTTTCAGTTGTTTGATTTTTTTCATCTTTCATACTTGCTTTTAGTTCAGATATAGCTAATTTAGTCTTTTTTATAACTTCAATTTTTTCTTTTAATGCTTTTTTATCTTCGTTATATCTTCCCAATAATTGTTGAGTTCTTTGTAATTTTATAATCTCTTGATTAAGTCCAGAAACACCTTTACTTGCAAGTGAAAATGTTTTAGCAAATCCTGTTCCTAGTGCTGCTCCTATCCCAAAAGAAATTCCAATTTCTTTCATAAATCCTCCAGACAATAAAAAAACCACTTATCTTTTTTTGATAAGTGGTTTAACTTTATCTTTTATTTTTTAAAAAATTAATTTAAGTATGCTAAGTATTGCTATAACAAAGAGTACAAAAACAATTAGAAAAAATGGTGCAACATAGTTATACATGATAAACCCTATTGCCAAAAATATTATTAATGGAATAAGTTTTGAAAATATTTTTTTTA